AGCGCGTAGCGTCCGGCCAGGTGAACATCGATCTCGGCCTCGGTGTCGGTCAGCGCGCGTGCGACCACGTCGGCATCCCAGACGCCGTCGCCGTCGCGGTCGGCGAGCTGGGTCAGCTCCGGCTCGCCGAAGCGGTCGACCAGGTCCTGGGCGGCGGCGTAGGCCATGCGTTACGGCGCGGCGCGCGCGGCGCCGGTGGCGATGAGCCGCTCGGCGGCATCGGCCGGCAGACTGAGCGTCTCGCCCTCGGCGTAGTCGGCGCCGTCGTAGCGCACGGGCGTCAGCATCACCACGGTGAGCAGCGCATCGTCGCCGGCGACGGGGTTCTCGGTTTTTTTCGTCTTGGCCATTGCCATCCTTTCGAAAAGACGGGCCGGTTGCCCGGCCCGAAAGCCCGCAGGCTCAAGCGACTCAGGCAACGACGGCCGAAAGCAGGTAGCCGGCGTTGATGCTCGCGGCGACCGGCTGCAGTTCGTCGGTGACTGGGTAGATCCACGACTTGGCGTTGCGGTCCTGATAGGGCGTCTCGACCGCCGGGTAGCCGCGCAGGCGGTAGGTGTAGCCGTAGCTGGGCAGGCCGGCGTCCTGCAGGCTGCCCAGTTCGGTGTAGGCCACCACCACGTACTTGCCCCACACGTCCTGCAGCACGCCGGCGGCGTCCTCGTAGATGGCGTCGCCGACCACCACGCGCTTGACATCCCACAGGGTGGCGAGCATGTCCAGCGTGACGGAATCGCGGCCGGTGTACTTGATGCGGTCGACGATCGCCGGGTGCGTCTTCAGCGAAGACCACACCTTGGGGCCGAGCACCACGGTGTTCGGGCGCTTGCCGACCGCGGCGCGCACCGCCTCGATGGCGGTCTGGATGTCCTTCGACGGGTTGGAGACGCCGGAGGTCTGGTCCGACCACTGGCTGGTGCCGGCGAGCGTCGTCTTGTTGGCCGCCTGGTAGGAGCCCGCCGCAGTGGCGATGGCCGCCGCGGCGACCTCGTTGGCGAGCTGGATGACGTTCTGCGTCTTGAGCACCGCCACGCGGCCCATGTCGATGCCCGGCACGGCGTTGGCATCCTGCATGTGCTCGAAGGGCACCTGGCCCTCCAGGCTGAACTGCGCCAGGGCGAAGGCCACGCCGCTGTAGCCGAACTGCACGCGCTTGGTGGCCGCGCCCGGCGCGCGGGCGGTGTTGTAGAGGCGGAAGTCCTCGCGGCCGAACTGGATGATCTTGCCGCCGCGCTGGTCGACCGGCACCACAGGGAAAAGCGCCGGGAAGACCAGCTCACTGTTCTGGTAGCCCTGGGCGACGGTGGTGAGGATCGGGTCGATCACCCGCGCCTGAGAATTGGTCATTTGCGTCATGGTTCTGGCTCCTGGTTAGGCTGCGCTGGTTAGGCTGCGTTCGGAATAAGGGCCACCTCGATCAGCTGACCCGAAGCGGTGGCGGCTTCGAGCGCGATGCCGACCTTGGCGCCGGAGGTCACCCAAGTGATGGCGCGGCCTGAGGCATCCGACTTGACCGTGGCGCCGGCGGAGACCGCCGCGCCGGCCTCGACGATGGCGGTGCCGAGGAAATCGACAGTGACCCTGTCGGCGGCGACGGCAGCCTGGCGGCAGACGCCGAGCGTGTTGGCGTCGGCGCCGGCCTGTGCACCGGCCGGGGTGACGAAGCGGTTGGCGGCAATCGTGCCGGCGGCCAAGGCGGTGAGGGCCAGGACCGATATGTTCTGCTGGGACATGCGTTTCTCCTCGTGCTGGGGTTAGACGTCGCGGCCGACAGCGGCGAGTGCCGCGTCGTAGCTCACGTTATGCTTGGCGGCATGCGCCGCGACGCGGCGGTGCAGGTCGAGACCTTTCGGGTCGACCGAATGGCCCGCCGGCGCGGCAAAACTCACGCTCTGCTCGCCGGCGACGGCGCTGGCGGCGGACACTTCGGCGAACTCCACCTGCTTGGGCAGCCCCTGCAGGAAGGCCGTGAGGGCATCGCCGAGGGGTTGCTTCTTTTCGCCCTCGCCGAACTCGACAACCGACTCCTGGCCGGCGACGAAATCGAGCGCGGCCACGCAGACGCCGACATGGCCGGGCAGCAGCCGGCCCTCCCTGAGCAGACCGTCGGCGAAGGCGGCATGGCCGGCGTGGCGGGCGGCGGCAGCGGCGGCGCGCTCGCGCGCCTCCCATTCCGCGAGCAGCTGTTTCAGGCGGGTGTTTTCCGCTTCGAAAGCGGATATCTCTTCGGGTGTCACGTGGACCTCCTTCCGGGTGGGTTCTGAATAGGCGGCCGCGGCGGCGGCCTCCTGGGGAGCTTCTTCCGGCTGCCGCGCCGACTCGTCGAGCCGGGCGACGGTGTAATCGGGAATCGTCTTGTCGGCCTCGTCCAGGCCGAAGCGCGAAATAATCCACTCGCGCAGGCGGCGCCAGAGGCCGGCGGTCAACACGTCGTCGAAATCGCCGAACTCGATCACGCCTTCGGTGCCGGCGGCGAACTCGGGATTGCGCAGGCCCTTGACGGCCGGCGGCTGCGCGCCGAGAAAGCCGACGTGGCGCAGGTAGTACACGCCGGGCACCGGGTTGATCGGCGAGTCGGGCGTGAAGAAGCTGGCGGAGATTTTCTTGAAGCGGCCGGCAGCCACCATATCGGCGAAGGCGGGATCGACCTGTTGCGGGGTCGCCTCCAGGGCGGCGCCGGCGGCGAGCGACTTCACCCAGCCATAGGCAGGCGCATCCGTGCGCGGATGGCCGACGACGATGGGCGCCTCGTGCTTGGCCGGATCATAGGCCGTGGCGGTGGCGGCGAGATCGGCGGCGGAGAATTCGAGCACGTCGCCCGACACGCTGACATGGCGGCCGGGGCGGAAGATCTGGATCGGGGCGGGATCGGGCATGCCGCCATGATGGCGATCGCCGAAATTAAAAAACCAGTCGCGGCTGCGACTGGTTTCGGGAGACGGATTGCTTTTTTAGCGTACCCCGAGGGCGGAGTGGCGTCAATCGGTCGCTTATCGCTTGGCCGGAGGGGAGGCCTGTTTCTCTACGGGAACCGGGCCAACATGAGCGTTTGCCGGAGCGCGCAGCGCCTTGATCATCCCCATGACGGGAAGCGACAGGAAAGCCAGGGGGACGTACCAGGGTGCGCCGGAAATCGCGGTTATCGCGGCTGCGAGTATTGCGGCAAGAGAAACCGCGGCGCCGAGGTACTGGCCACGCTTGTCGCTCTGGAATACCCCCTTGATTCGCGCACCCTCGGTCCCCTGAAAAACCGCCCGGATCGAGGTGTCCGATTCCAGAGCCTTCCTTTCCTGGGCATGCCGATGCGCTTGCTCGGTTTCGGCCATGCGGATGATGCGTTCGGCCGCGCCAGGGCACATCTGCTCGTAGCGCTGCAGGTCTTCCGGGGCGGGGAGCGGCCCTTGATGAAGCTTCTGCTGGATTTGAACGGCCTGGGGCGCGATCACCGGCGGCCTGGGCGGAGCAGGCCTATGCGGCTTCGCCATGCCGCGCGATGGCGGTGCGCAGGTCGCCGCCGACCCGGCGCCAGTCTTCCGCGATGGATTCCATGTCGGTCAGCTTCGACAGGGTGGGTTCGGGCGCGATGACCGGCTCCGGCGCGGAGAAATCCGCGAAGAGCAGCACCGGAGCCGCAAGGCCGGCAAAAAAGCCGTCTCTGAAGGACGGCGAAAAAAGACGCTTGGGAGCGTTCATGAATCGCATTCTGCGGCAGCTTATCGATTGCCGTCAAGCCGGGTCTTGCAGGTATTCCACGATCGCCCGCTCGATCAGCTCCCTCTCCTGCGGGTACAGTTCGCCGGCGGCGGTCACCGGCAGGAACGGGCGGGCGGGAATGTCGCCCCACAAATGCGGGAACCGGCTCTTGCGGCCGCCGAACTGCTGCATGGCGGCGTAGGCCATCAACGAGCCGACGACCAGCGTGGCACCCTCGACGCGGTAGCTGAACTGCCGCGCAAGATCCCCCGACTCACCGGCAAGCGGCCGTTTTCCGGCGCCGACCGCAGCGGCCTTCTTGCCCTTCAGGCCGCGGCGGGCCAGGTAGGCCGCGATGGTGGACGGCTGGTTCTCCGCCCAGGGCGTGCCGGCGGGATCGACGCCGAGGCCGAAGCGCGCCCTGGTGCGCTCGACGATGTCTTCGCCCAGGGCAAGCAGCAGGGGGCGCGGGTTGCCGGCCTTGTCGGCCAGGCGTTCGAGCGCGGCGCGCGCGGCGGCATCGTCGATTGTGATGGTGAATGGCATGATTTTGGCCTACACTGGAACCCGGCGGATTCGTCACGGACGTTCTGGGTCGGGGGGCGCGCAAGCGCAGCATCGGCCACCGCCGGTTCCCTTATCGAGCACGCTTGACCACCAGCGACACCAGGGCCAGCGTCCTGTTCCGGCGCCCGGGGCGTATCTCGAATACGGCGCGGTACCCCTCCCCTCCCACCCGCTTGTACGCCACAATCGACGCCAGCCCGCGCCCCGTTTGGTGTCCACGTTCCACCCGGTCGGCCATGTTCAGCACCTGCCAGACACGGTCGTAGTCCGCCGGAACAATCGGGCGCTGGTCGCCCCCGTCGCGCTGGTGGGCGCGCTCGATGTGCCGCGGCGCATCGGCGGGAATGATGCCGGCGAATCCGCGCAGATCGTGCCCGGTCGCAGCCTCCAGCGGCGCGGCGTCTTCGATAAAGCCCAGCCAGGCGACGCTGGTCGTGACCGTCCGGTCTTCGAGCACCTTGACGGCAAACGCCGATGGCGGCTCATGCGCGAGCACGTAGCGGTTCATCTCATGGGACAGCGCCCTGCTGATGGCAGGCGGGTAGGTGATCAGCTTGTCGGCCACCATGTCGCGCAGCGGCGTCATGGCGTTCGCCCCCGGCGCGTAAGCGAAGCCCTTGTCGATGCCGACGGGCGCGCCGGTGCGGCTGTCGATCTTGTCCCACCCCGCCGGCGGCTCGGCCAGGCCGAGCTTTTGCGCGGCGCGGTACTGCGCCGCATCGACGGGGACGATGCGGCACTTGCAGCCCCAGCCGTTCGGCGGGAAATGCGTCTGCCAGAAAGGGTGGTCGTGCGGCAGAGTGATGCCGTGCCAGGCGAGGTGCAGCGGCCGCGGGTGCAGGACGCCGTCGGCGTGCACATAGCGCCAGTAGGGGCGCACGCGCAGCAGGTCCGGATCGGTGAGCTGCCGGTAGCGGCCGGCGGCGTAGCTGGTCGCCATGTTGGTCTGGTAGATGACGCGGGTGCGCCAGGCTTCCCCGGCCTTTGTCCCCTCGCCGGTCCAGCCGGTCCAGCCGTGATTTTTCGCGATCTCCCGGAAGTCGCGGCGGAAGGCTTCCAGGCCGCGGCCGTCCTCGATGCGCGCCAGCATGGCCTGGCGTAGGTCGTTCACCAGGTCCGCCTGACCGGCGCCGGCGACGATGAAGGCGCGGTCATGCGCGGCGCGCTTGATGTCGTCCCAGCGGGCCGACGGCAGCGCCAGCTTGCGCCGGAAAAAGTCCAGCTGTTCCTGGAAAGGGGTGCCGAAGCCGAAGGTGGGCATTTTGGGCGGAAGGCTTTAAACGCGTTTTAGGGGCCTCGAAGGCCCGAGTGGCTACTACCCCCTTGCCCGAAATCGTTTAACGCTTCCTGCGAGTTTTTAACGGGGGTTTTGGGGGGGTTCCCGTTGGGGGGCGAGGCCTGGTTTGGCCCGAAACCCACTTCAGGCCCCTTTTTGGGCCGGAACCCGCACATCCGCCATGCCCTTCAGTTCGGCCAGGGCGAAGGCGGCGGCCATGATGCGTACCAGTTCCTCCTGCGGCCGGCCGCCGTAGGCCTCGATCATCTCGCGCTGCAGGGCGTCGGCATCCTCGGCGGCGGCCGCGCGGGCGGCGATGTCGTCGAGGATCGCCTGCCAGGCGGGAGCGGC